CGGCTGTGTAGCTGCTGTGGCCCGCTAGGTTACCAACGTATGTGATGAGGGTCTGGGTGGCGGTGTCTTCGTTGCCGACGTACATGGTGTGGTCCTCCGTTTGGTTGCCTTGATCGCGACCCACCGTGGGCCGGTGACCAATACATATGATGCTGATCTGATGCTGACAAGGGGGGAGCAGCAAAATAATTTTTGCCTTGGCTTGCTGATGTGCTGGGGTCTATGATCAAAAACGCCCCCACCGTGTGAGCTTCGGTGGGGGCGAGAGTGAATGGACCGAAGAGCATACGGTCGCCTACCTTATATCGTGGCGTCGGCTGCTCGGTCAACCATATATGGAGACTGAGATGACACTTTCCGCAGCGCTAGCATTGGCAGATGACGGGTTTGCCGTGTTCCCTGTGGCGAAAAGCAAGACGCCGCGCATATCAAACGATCTTGCTGAAAAGCACGGCTGGCTGGTGAACGGCAAGGGGTCGTTCTACCTCGGCACAACCGACCCTGCGCGTGTGCGCGAGATGTGGGCTGCCGTTGAGCCGAGGTCTGGCATCGGCGCGTGGATGGAGGGGTCTGGCCTGATCGCCATCGACGACGACACTGCGAAGAAGGGCGTGACGTCAGAGTTCATCGAGCGCCACCGCGACGAGCTGTGGTCAACGTTGGTGCAGCGGACGCAGGGCGGTGGCTATCACTACATCTTCGAGGACGAAGGCAAGCCGCTGTCTTCTGGCCCAATGTCTGAGGCCATCGACGTGAAGAGCCGTGGCGGCTACATCGTGATGGCACCGAGCGCAGGTTACGAGATCGTCAACAACGTGGCACCGGTCCCGATGAGCAAGACGCTGCGGTCGGCGGTGCTCAAAGAGCAGGCGTCGTACAAGGTGACGCGTGACGCAAAGGTCGGCTCGACGGCTAGCGATGACGTGCTGATCGCTGGCATCATCGACGGGTCGGACTTTCACGACGCGACGCTGACGCTGATCAACCGTTGGGCAGGCGAGGGCGTGAAAAAGGCAGAGCGCCTCGACAAGCTCATGGAGATTTACAACAGCAGCTCGCATGCCGATCCCGATCACGCAGACCACGCCCGCTGGGAAAAGCGGCACGCCGACATTCACCGGATGAATGAAACCGCAGAGGCGTTTCGGTACATTCCCTTTGACGAGATCATGTCTGCATTCGCTGGCGCTGAGGTCGTGACCGAGCCGAGGATTAGTACGGGCAGCAGCGAGCTGGACGCCATCATGGCTGCGTTCTCTGGCGGCGATCTGCCACCCGTGTCGCCGCCTCCGACATCGAGCGCGTTCCTCGAAATTGACGGCGACGAGCTGCTTAAAACTGACCTGCCCGACATCAGCTACATCGTGCCTGATTACCTGATTGAAGGCGGGCTGCACTCTGTCGCTGGGCCGAGCGGCGTCGGCAAGACGCGCTACATATCGCTGCTGCTGGCCTGCCTGATGACGGGGCGCACCGACATCATGGGGATGCCCGCAGGTAGACCGGTGCGTGCGATGTACTTCGCCAACGAAGAGCGCGCAGAGGACGTGCAGCGCAGGATCAAGGCGACGATGCACGTCAACGGCCTGACTGGCGGCAAGAAGCCGCTGATCAGGGGCAAGGATGACGGCACGCTGCGGCTGCTGTCGAGCGAGGGCGGCGTCGTGGCAAAAAACGAGCGGGTGATCGAGTGGATCGTCAAGCAGGCTAAGGCGACAGAGACCGAGCTGATCATCTTCGACCCGTTCAACACGCTGGGCGGAGAGGAAGAGAACAGCGCCGTTGCTGTCAGCGAGGTGATGGACGCGATGCGCGACATCACTGCAGAGACCGGAGCTGCGATCATGTTCATCCACCACACGCCCAAGGATCGAACCGACGCGCCCGATGCTCTGCGCGGTGACAGCAACGCGTGGCGTGGCAGCGGCGCGATCTACAGCGCGCTCGACATGGGCTTCACGCTGTTTCCCCTGCTGCCTGACGGGCTGAAGAAGGAGGAGCGGCAGCGCCTGCGCAGGGCGTCGGCTGCTGGGCTGTGCGGCAAGTACATCGTGCAGGACACGGGCAAGGTGCGGGAAGGCGAGACGCTGGCACCGGTCGCTTACCAGTTTGTCGGTCAGGAGGTGCGTCCCGGCGGCAAGCCGATCGGCGCGCTCAAGGTCATCGATGCCGATCTTGCATGCGGAGAGATGAACCTCGCACTCAATATGGCGGCGGTCGAGACCGCGTCGCTCACGGCCCACGAGTGGGCAGCGCCGCTGATATCGGAGCTTGGTGTCGGTCGCACAGAGACCACGATGTCAGAGATCGATCGCATCCTGACAGATGCAGGGGCAGGTGACTGGACCGGCAAGGACAAGGCGTCGGCGACGCGCGGCAGGGGCAAGAAACTGCTCGACCTGTTCGCCACGCCGCAGGCATCGACGGGTCACGTCGTGCAGATTTTCTACAACCCGGATGGCCCGCGCACAGCGAAGGTGCGCGTCGAAATCGAGAGGCAAAAATGATGCTGATCGAAGGTGCAATTAGGGTGCAAGGTGCAATAGGTGCATGCACCTTGCACCTAACTTATTTAATGAAATCAAAGACTTGCAAGGTGCAAGGTGCAACTGCGTTGCACCCTAATTGTGTAGCAAAATCAACTACTTACGTTAGGTGCAACAGCTCCCCCCTACGGGGGGACCACCGGTGCAGCACCTTGGTCCCCCGTGGGGGCAGAACAGTGGAGGAAATTTAGCATGCGAATTTTAGGTGTGGATCCCGGTCAGAGAGGCGGGCTGGCGGTCATCAATGGAGCGGAGCTTGAGAGCGCGATCAGGATGCCGACGTACCAGTTCAAAGGAAAAGCGGTCATCGATGGGAGAGCGATTATCAACTGGCTGGCAGGCATCGGTCCAGAGGGCAGCGCGCCGTTCCAATGCGCGGTGATCGAGGCGGTGCATGCGATGCCAAGGCAGGGCGTCACATCGAGCTTTCAGTTTGGGCGGATGCTGGGCGGCGTCGAGGTGACGGTCACGAGCTACGGCGCTCCGGTCGAGTACGTCAGCCCTGCAACGTGGAAGAAGGCGATGGGCCTTGACCGAGACAAGGCCAGCTCTATCGACATGGCGAAGCTCAAGTTTGGCAAGCGTGCAGAGGAGCTGATCAAGTTCAAGGCCGACGATGGGCTGGCGGAGGCGGCTTTGCTTGCTGCGTACTGGCATGCTAAGATGTAACACCTAACCAAGGCAGAAGTAGGAGTTCTGTGCATGGCTGCACCAAAGAACCCCGGCGGCAACGCAGGCAAAGGCCGCAAGCCGGGCAGCAAGAACAAGTTCACGCTTGAGGTCAAGAACATGGTCGAGCAGGCGCTGACCAAAGCGGGCGGCGTCGATTATTTGCTGGCGCAGGCGCACGACAATCCACGCGCCTTCTTGACGTTGGTCGCTAAGTTGATGCCGCAGAAGATCGACGCAGAGGTGACGCTGTTCGCTGGCGACGATCTCGTCGAGCGGCTGCAGCAGGGCAGGGCTGCGGCTGCGCAGCTCATCGCGCAGAATGTGGAGGACGCAGATGGCAGGGCCGTACACTGAGAGAGCGCACGACTGGGGCGATCCGTTGCCGGGTCAGGGTGGGCAGGCTGTGTGCCGTGTCTGCGGGTGCCGGTTAAGCACCGCGCCCAAGGCGTGTAGCGGCGGCAGCCCGGCACCGGATCAGCGCACCGTGCATGAGTACGATCCGCATGGCTAAGCAACGCATCAAGGATTTGACTTTCTCCATCCCGCTGATCGACCGTGGCACCGCTTGCATTATCGAGACCAGCGACCTCGGAGAAATGCCTGTGCTGGAGTACATCGACGAAGACGGGCGCAGCTGGATATTTAATTGGGCGACGGGCGAATATGAGCCGGGAAATGAGTTATCGTTTTGGTTGGGCTAGCTGACGCAAACGAGCAGATCGCCGCCGAGATGGCAGCGTGCTACGCCGCTCCCCTTCGGCATGTGATGGTCAGCTACCCGTGGGACAGCGGCCAGCTCAAGGGCCGCTCTGGGCCGCAGAAATGGCAGCAAGATTTTCTGATCGATGTCGGCAATCAGGTGGCGGCGCGCGGCTTCGATGGCATGATGCCTGTGCCGCCGATCCAGTTCAGCACTGCGAGCGGTCACGGGATCGGCAAAAGCGCTATCGTGGCGTGGCTGATCAGGTGGATCATGGACACGCGACCGTTCGCCAAGGGCGTGGTGACTGCGAACACCGGCGAGCAGCTCCGCACCAAGACTTGGGCCGAGCTTGCGAAGTGGCACGGCATGGGGCTGACCAAGCATTGGTACGAGCTGAACAGCGGCAGTGGCAGCCTGAGCATGTACCACAAGGATTTCCGCGAGACGTGGCGTGTCGATGGCGTGACTTGCCGGGAGGAAAACAGCGAGGCATTCGCTGGTTTGCACGCTGCCAACAGCACGCCGTTCTATATTTTCGACGAGGCCAGCGCAGTGCCCGACAAGATTTACGAGGTGCGCGAGGGGGGCTTGACTGACGGCGAGCCGATGACTTTCGACTTCGGCAACCCGACGCGGAACACTGGGCGGTTCTACCAGAACATGCAGGGCAAGTTCCGCGATGGGTACATCCGACGCGCCATCGACAGCCGCGATGTCGAGCAGACAAACAAAGGGCTGTTTGACCAGTGGGCAAAGGACTACGGCGAAGACAGCGACTTCTTCAAAGTCCGAGTGCGCGGCATGTTTCCGTCGAGCGGGTCGCTCCAGTTTATTGGCGTCGAGGATGTCGAGCGCTGTCTCGGCATGGAGGTACATGTCTCACCCGAAGACCCGCTCATCATGGGCGTCGATGTCGCTAGGTTCGGCGACGACAGCAGCGTGATCTGGCTGCGGCAGGGACGCGATGCGTCCTCGCAGGGGCAGCACGTTTATCAGGGAATGGACACGATGCAGCTCGTGGGCGAGGTGGCGAGGATCGCAAACGAGAAGCGGCCAGACGCGATCATG